AGTTTGTAGGTGCAGAAGTATCTACTGTTACAATGCCTGCAGATACACAAGTAAGTTTACAATATTCAACTAGATTTGAAGATTTAGATGCACCTGAGTCTGCTACGTTTACTAATGCTTTAACACAACTTGGTGGTACAGGTGACGAAGAAAAACAAATAGCAGAAGTTTCTAGATATATTATAGGTAAAGTCATACTTAGAAGTACAGATGGTATGTCAACTCCTAAAGTCAAATCAGTACAGTTTCGTGCATTAGCAAGACCAGAACTTGTAGTAGCACAAATACCTATAAACATTAGTGATAGAGTAGAAAGACCTGGTAGAAAACCATTAAAAGTAAAAGGTCTTGGAGATACTTTATATAAAGCATTACGTGCTAAAGAAGGTGATTCAGTAACATTAGAAATATTTGAACCACAAGAAATTATTCGTGGTGTAGTAGAGCAAATAAGTTATCCTATACAATCTAATGAAGTAATTGGAAGTGATACAATGTATGCTATTATTACAGTGCGTGGTACTAGACAAGGTACTATTGAAGAAGTAACATCAATACATACACCAGGTATTGCTGCTTGGGGTATAATGAGATACGGAGCATAATGGCAGATAGAGCAACACAAGTATTTAACTTTTATGAAACTACTATTGCTAATTCAGATTTTAGTGCAGGTGCTACATCATTTGACGTTGCATCTACACCAACAATAGATGGTACTAATGGTATTACATCAGCTACAACTGGTGATGCAGATACTTGGGTATATTTAGTTATTGACCCAGACAGTACATCTAACAGAGAAATTGTAGTAGTTAAAACACATACATCAGGTTCTACAACATTTAGTGATGTTGAAAGAGATTATGATGGTAGACAAGAAGCAGCAGGTGCTGCAGCTGATACAGGTATATCACACGGTATTGGTACTACAGTTAGAATGGCTGTACTAGCACAACACATAAATGACCAAAATGATAGAGTTGCAGGTATATTAACAGAAGGTCAAGCAGCTATAGATGCTATTACTGCAGCTTCAGCTACAGCTATGTTTGATGGTGCTACTGATGGTACTGGAATTACAGTAGATGTTGAAGCAGACTATGCTTTAGTTTATGATGCAACAGATAGCACAGCTAAAAAAGTTTATGTAAGTCAAGTTGCACCTCCAGTAGAAGTTCATCCTTTTATAGTAATGGGTGCATAATGGGTATGTTATTAATGCTCAAAGAAGGTGGAAGTTTAGGAATAGATACTATTGGTAATTTGCCAATAGATGAAGATATAGATTTACTACCTGATGCAGGTGGTGGTGGAATAAATGAAGGCGAACAAATGATGTTGTGGTCTGATAGTGGACACGCATTAATTTATTTGTCTGAAGAAACCTTGCTTTTGGTAGGTGTATAGTATAATATAAAAATATAATTGGAGATAAAATATGGCAAATGCGTATAAAGTATTAGGACAAACTGGAGATGCTTTTACTACTTCAGTTGATGTTTATACAGTACCAGCTTCAACAGAAGCAATAGTTTCAACTATTGTAGTTTGTAATAGAAGTGCAGCAACAAAAACATTTAGTTTATCTGTTAGACCATCAGGTGCAGCAGAAGCTAATGAACATTTTATTGTTAAAGATGCAAATATAGCTGCTAATGATACTGTTACATTAACATTAGGTATAACTTTAGCTACTACAGATGTAGTAACTGCAACAGCTTCAAGTGCTGATGTAAGTTTTTCTGTGTTTGGTACAGAAATATCATAATTATTATAGGAGTTTAAATGTCAATTACATCATTAAGTAATCAAGGTATATCTGCAAGTAAATCAAATACTCTTAGTAATAGTGCTTTTAAAGGATTTGCTGTAGAATATTTAGTTGTCGCTGGTGGAGGCGGTGGCGGTGGTGGTGATAATAACCGTAGAACTGGTGGTGGCGGTGGTGGAGGTTTTATTAACTCTACTACAGAAGAAAACTCAGGTGGTGGTGATGATGCTGCACCTAAGAATTTTATTGAATTAGAAAAAGATTATTTAGTTGCTGTAGGTGCAGGTGGTGGTGCTACATACGGATATGGCGGTGGTCAAGGTAGTGCAAGTTCTTTTCAACCTGTAGTTGCTATTGGTGGCGGTGGTGGTCAAGGTCGCCACGGTGGAAATAGAACTGGAGGTTCAGGTGGAGGTGCTTCTAATAATGGTGGTGCTGCAGGTGCTGCAGGAGAAACAAATCAAGGTTTTGCAGGAGGTGGTGCTAACACACAAGATGGTGGTGGCGGTGGTGGCGGTGCTTCTGAAGTCGGTACTACTAATTATGGCGGTTATGGAACTCACGGTGGTGATGGTGTAATCTGTAATTTATTACCAGCTTCTGATGCTACAACTGCTAGTGTAGGAGATGTTCAAGGTTCTGATGTATATTATGCAGGTGGTGGTGGTTCAGCTAGTTCATTTCAAGAAGGAACTGGTGGTCTTGGCGGTGGAGGCCGAGGTGAAAAAGACGCTGGATTAAATGGAGTATCAGGAACAGTTAACACAGGCGGTGGTGGAGGAAGTGATTATAATGCTTTTTCAGGTGCTGGAGGTTCAGGTGTAGTTATTATTAAATATCCAGCTAAGTACACAGCAACTGTTGGTCCATTATTAACACACAATTATGTAACAAGTGGTGAATATAAAATACATTATTTTACTTCAGGTTCAGACAATGTAAGTTGGAGTATCTAATGGCACATTATGCAGTACTAGACAATAATAATATTGTAACTGGAGTATTAACAGGAAAAGATGAAGACGATTTAAGTTTATTACCTGAAGGTTATGAAAATTGGGAAGATTATATTAGTAAAAAATTTTGTAATAATGCAAAAGTTGTAAGAACTTCTTATAACACAATGCACAATACACACATATTAGGTGGCACTCCATTTAGAGGAAACTTTGCATCTATGGGTGATTATTATGATGAAATCAATGATGTATTTTATCCTGTAAAACCTTTAGATAAAAATAGTTGGGTGCTAGATACAAATATATGGGATTGGAAACCACCTATTGATTATCCTTCTGATTATAATAATGATAATTATTATTGGGATGAAGCTGCGTATCAAGCTGATAATACACAAGGTTGGTCTGTTTCTTAATATCAATTAAACTAGGTGGATATGAAAAAAATAATAATTACTACTGAAAGAAAAGAATTATTATCAATTAATAATATAATTCCTAAACCTGCTTATAAAGATATACCAAAATATTTTAAAAATATTCCTAGTAATGTTGAAAGAGGACCTAGTAAATTTCCTAATTTAAGAACCGCAAAACAATGTCCAAGTTTTGTAGATATATTTAAAGAAGGAATCATTATATATGCACATTGTGATATGTATTTAAGTGTAGATGAAAATAAAAAACATTATTGGGAAGTACCTGAACATACAGGATTTTATTTACAACATCATACTGATAATCAATTTGTAGATTATTTTTCTAATTCAAATATTAAAAAAGTATTTAAAATTATAAGTCCTTTTCAATTAATAGTTCCAAGAGGATATAGTTTAAGACAAGTTCCATTAATATATGATTACAATCCTGATTGGCATATAGCTTATGGAGTTTATGAAGCTGATAAAATAAGTGAAATAGTTTTACAATTAATGTTTACTTCTAAAGATAACGAAGTGTTTATTAAAAGTGGAACTCCATTGTGCTATTTAGTTCCTTTTAAAAGAGAAAAATTTATTTATAAAGTTAAACCTTATAATAAAAAATTTAAAAATAAAATATTAATTGAAAAAGCTAGAATACAAAATACTTTTGTTGGCGGATATAAAAAGAATATTAAAAAATAATGAGTATATTTTTTAATTTACAAAAAGCTAATGTCTATTACGATATAAAAAACGAAGATAATATTTTTGTACCAAAAGGTTTTTTTAATAATATTGAACAATATACTTTAATAGATAATCCTAAATGTCCTGCTGTTAGTTCAGTAAATAATAGATTATTTTATATTAACTCTCCTTTAGATTTACAAATTGAAATTAACTATGATAAAAATATAAACAATGTAACTTATAATTTTCAATACAAAAACGCACCTAATAATATTGATTTAATTACTTATTTAAAAAATGTTATTGCAGTTAATAAAAAAAATAATATTGTAGATTTGCAATTTTTATTACCGTATAATTTATATACAGATATCAAAAATACAGAAATAATTACTTTGCCACCTAATATAGAAACAACAAATTTACAATTTGTTCCAGGTGCATTTAATATTAATTTATGGATAAGACCTATTAATAGTGCTTGGTTATTAATAGATAAAAACAAACCAGGAATTGTTAATTTTAAAAAAAATAAACCAATGATGTATTTATTATTTAATAAAAACATTAATATAAATTATAAAGAATTTAATAAAGAAACATTAAATTATTATAATCAAATAAAAAATATTACAAGTTTTGTTAATAATATAAATAAGATATCTAAAAATATAGTTAAACGAAAACCTAAAAAGTTTATGTTATAATCCTGCTTATGGATTTTATAATTGGATTTTTATTAGGTATTTTTTTAAAAGATATTCTATCATCTCTTAAAAAATTAAGCACTTGGGATTGGGAAAATCGTAACTACTACGATAAATCATACACCTGGAGTGATGACATTTATATGTCAGAGGATGACCTTCCATAATGTCTGACTATCTTGGTAATGGTTATACACAAAAGGAGATGTTAGATATGGTATTAAAACGCCTTGATGAAATCGATAGTAAACTAGATGCAAAACTAGACAAAGCAGAATTTTATAAAGTATTAGGCTTATTGGTAGCAGTAGGTGGTGTTGTTGTTGCTGCCTTAATGTAGGAGAACAATGTCACAAATAAAAATAGACACCAAAACAATTATACCTATAGTGTTATCAGCAATGCTTGGTGCATTTGGTTGGGTATTTAACTCTATAGAAGAAATTAAATCACATCAAAACGCTTGTGATGCTATGGTATTAGAAATGAATAGTGAATTAGATATGTTAGAATCTAACTTTACAGAATTATTATTTAAATTAAATGGATGAAACAATTATTCAAATATGTAACTGTCCTGATGGCAGTATTAATTGTCATTGCGAATAGCTTTATTGACGTAATATCAGTATACTTAGTACGTAAAGAAAACAGGAGATATAATGGCAGTTCCAGATAGAGTAAAAGCTACCATGAAAAAGAACGGTCTTAAAGGTGTTAATAAACCTAAGCGTACACCTAGTCATCCAAGTAAATCACATGTTGTTATGGCTAGTTCTAATGGCAAATATAAATTAATTAGATTTGGTGAGCAAGGTGCTAAGACTGCTGGTAAACCTAAAGCTGGTGAATCAGATAAAATGAAAAAGAAACGTAAATCTTTTAAAGCAAGACACGCTAAAAATATTAAAAAAGGTAAAATGTCAGCAGCTTATTGGGCTGATAAAGTTAAGTGGTAGTATGGCTAAAACAGTAAGTTGGAAGTGGGGTGGCAAAACCTATAGAGGTACAGTTACTCGTGAAACTAAAAACTTTATATATGCTAAAACACATAACAATAAAATTAAAAAAATACGTAAGAATAAATAATGGCGTTACCAGGAGCATATGTTAACAGAAGTAATACAATTGGTCAGTATTGTAGTAATTGCGAATATTATTCTAATAACTATTGCGTTAAATTTCAGGAACAAGTAGCACCATATGGTTGGTGTGCAGTGTGGGAACCAATAGATGAAGTACGAAGTTCTTAGAGTAAGTAGCCAAAAAGACTCTACATCAGGTTTGCTATTTGAAGTAAACAATGGTAAACGTACATTTCTTTGTTATACATTAGAAGATGAACAACGTGATGTTAAAGTCTGGGGTGAAACTAGAATACCTGCTGGTACTTACAAGTTAGGTTTACGTACTGAAGGTGGTTTTCATAATCGTTATCTGTCCAGATATGGTGCGGACTTTCATAAAGGTATGATATGGGTGCTAGATGTACCTGGCTTTGAATGGATACTATGGCATTCAGGTAATACTGATGAAAATACTGCAGGTTGTTTATTGTTGGGAAATACACAAACTAGCAACCTAGTAGCTAAAGATGGGTTTATAGGTTCAAGTCGTGATGCTTATACACTTGTATATCCACGTGTATTGTCAGCTATAGAATCTGGTCAAGATGTAGAAGTAGAGTATATAGATTTTGATGGTAAGTTAAAAGATATATCTAATAAGTCAACTGATGATGTCATACTTACAAGTACAGTTATGGAAAAATTACAAGAGATAAGTGGCGAAGTTCAGATTTTATCTGCTAAACTAGACGGCAGGAGAATAACATAATATGGCAAAGATACCTTTTGGAAATAAATTATACGATGATAATGGTTTTGATTATGAAGAATTTTCTGGTGAAGATTATGACCCATCATCTAAAGACCCTTTAAGAAAAACTAGAAAAATGGATTTCATTGGTGGAGAAATGGACGAACTAGCTAGTGGTGCTGGTAGTCCTACACCTTATGGTCGTCCAGGTAAAAAATATGAGATACCTTTTGAAGGACAACAACGTCAAGCTTTAGCTCCGCAACGTGGTGTAGAAGAAGCTATTGAATCTGCAATAGACCAAGAAATATCTAATTTAGAAAAAGCTATTAAGTCTGCTGATAGTGTTGGTGAAATGAAAGCTAATACTGAAATTGCTAGATTACAAGGTGAGCTTAAAAAAGAATTAAATATTTCTAGAGAAATGCAACAAGGTATGGGAGAAACATACGAAACTGAAGCTCTACGTAAAAGAGTTACCTCTGCTTATGGTGGCAAGGTAGACCCTATGAATGTAGAATTAACTATTGAAGATGCTAAACCATTACCTACTACATCTAAAGGTAAAGGTCCTGGTATAAAAAATGCTGAAGCTATTATTCAAACAGGATTAGAATCTAAACAAATACCATATGATACTTTAAAATCTGGTGAATATTCTTTTTCTAAAAGTTCTTTAGGACAAGCATCAATAGAAAAAGCATTACGTGAAGGAGCTGGTATTGGTAGTCCTGAAAGAGCTGGTCTATTTACTGAAGCACAAGCACAAGCTGCTGCATCTGGTGAACCATATAAAGGTAGAACTAAACCTTATGATTTTCGTGACCCTACGTCTGGAACTTCAAAAGGTATATTAGGACAAGCTACTAGTGATGCAGGTAAAACATATGGTAAAGGTCCTAAGTTTACTGGTGTAGATGCACAAGGTAATATACAACAACCAAGACAAGCTGTAGATTTTGGAGATACATCTCATTTAGAAGTAGGTAAAGGTGACTTTTATTATAGAGAAACAGGACCTAAAAATTTACAACCTGACTTTGACCCATTAGAAGACTACGATGGACCTGCATATGATGCACAACATCAAGATAGAGATATACCAAGATTTGAAGATATACCAGGTAGAGATTATCCAGCAGATGACCCAACAGGTAGCAGAAGTAAAATGAAAGGTAAGTTTGCTGGTAAAAAAATATCAGGTAATACAGTTAATTCAGTTACTCCTGATGCACCTAAAGCTGTTACATCTGGTGAATCATTTAATATGAAAAAAGCTTTTGATGAAGGTGTGGCTCAAGGCATGACAGGAAGACAAGCTCAAAAAAATGCTGAACGTCTTGCTAGATTAGCTAAAATAAAAGGCAAAGGCAAAGGTAAGGGTAAGCTATTTACAACACTTGGTGCTGTAGGTTTAGCTGCTTTAATAGAAAAAGGAAATAAATAATGTCAAAAGAATATAAAGATATATTAGAAAAAACATTATGGACATTTGTTGAAGCATTTATATCTGCGTTAACAGTTGCTCCATTAGTTGGTGTAGATGCAGAGGCTTTACAGTTAGCTGCGTTATCAGGTGGTGCAGCAGCGTTAGTAGTTGTTAAAGAGTTTGCTAAAAAACAATTAGCTAAACCTGTTAAGAAAGTGAGTAAATAATGCCTAACGTAAAACGTATTGAAGGTGGTGGAAAAGGTAATATGGAACCTAAACAAGTTTATGAAAAAAACTTAAGTGCAATATCAGGTTATAATGTTATGTCAAGTTTAAACCAAGGTATTGGTTTTAAAGATATGGCAAAATTATTTGTAAGGGTTGCACCTAAGTCTGCTGGATTATATTCAGCTAATCTTAAAACTTGGGATGATAGAAATAAAAAAAATCAAGGTACTAAGTTAAATCCATAATGGCTCAATTTAATCCTAAACCTAAACCTCGTAAAAAAGGACTTGAAAATTCTTTAAAAGATATGAATCTTTATAAGAAAGCATATGCAAAGGCTTACAAGAAATATAAAGTAGGTCAAGGTTATGCTGGATTAGGACCACAAGAACTTAATCGTAGAAAATATCAAGCTAAAATGTTAACTAAAAAAGCTGGTGCTAAAGCTGATAAATTAGATTATCAAGCTAATTATTTAGAATCAACAGGTTATCCTGATATTTTTGGTGATAAGAAATACCTTAGAAAAAAAGCTGAAGGCTTACGTAAAATCGAACAACAGTTCGATAAACAATATAATAAACTAGGTAAATAACAACGTCCAAAGTTTAAATAGTACGTTCTCTTTTTAAAAAACCTTTAAGTAAATCTCTGTAGGCTACACTCTTTCCACTAGATTGCCTACCATCATATATATCATGGTGCCATTTACATAATATTGCTACATTATTAATATCAAACTTACGTGACTTGCTACCACCCATACCAATACCTTGTATATGTGCAAGCTCTAACCATTTGTTATCATTACAATATGCCCATTCACAGCGTCCTCCTGCCCTTTTAAGAGCTTCTTCTCTAAGTGGTGATAAACTTTCCATCATACTTTATACATTGTGTATTTCAATGTAATTTCCTCACCTTTCTTAATTGTTCTTAAAGGAAACAAATGATTAACACCTTGACTAGGTGATTTATCCATACGTATTAATTCACAATTAGGATTGTCACTGTGGTTAATAAAACCACCTAATGGTGTTCTGTATATAAACTCGTCACCATTTATAAATACATGAGTAATACCTAAAGATGTTTCAGTATCTTTAATTACTTTATTACAGAACAGACCTAAGCCATCTATAGGTGATTCTTTAATAGTCATATAACTAGGCAAAGGTCTGTATGTATTGTTATTCATTAGATGTTAAAGTATTTTCCTCTTGGCATATTCCAAGCTTTCATTATATCAGTCCATCTAACTCGTAAGTTTTCTGGTGAACCTTCATATATTGCATTAGATATTTTCATAAACATACCTGTTGTACATTTGTTATCTTCATAATATACTTTTGATTCATTGTAAAACATTAGTTTTTCTATGTAATCTAATGTACGTTGTGTTACTTCACCATGGTCAGTCTTACTAGCTGGACGCATAGCATGGTCTAACCTTGTAAAGTTTTCACCTGTAGCTACAGTAATACGTCTGGGACAAAGTTTAGATTTTCGTATAGTATCTATTGAATGCGACAAAGCTATGTCACAAGTTAATGTTTCTCTATCAATACTATAGCTAACCCATATAGGTGTATTTGTATCTGTTACTCCTAGTAAACGTTTACCTCCAAACTTATCTAAACTATCAGCTAACTTTATTTTTTTCTTTACCCACTTTCTAAACTTTAACGTAGAATCGTTAGGTGTAATATGGTATATAGCTTCTTTAGATGCAAATTTAGTTTGCATTACTCCTCCTCCATTTCATTTATCCAATCTTTTACATACATATTTTCTACAACGCTAACAGCGTCATCCCAATCTTTAGCATCAAATCTAACAAGTATTTTATAAGTTGGCATTATTCCTCCTAAATTATTCCTTTAATTTTCCATCTAATATAAGTTTTTATTTTTACTCCATAACAAAACTTATCTAAGAATGGTTGATAAATATAAAATATCCAAAAGCGTTTTATATTGTCTATTATTCCTCCTCTAATTGTCCTAAATGAAAGTTATAATCTACGACAAACTTATCCATTAAAAACCTAAGCTTTGCCATGTCTGGTGGTATGTTAAACACATCACTACCACATGCTTGGTCAAATTGCTTTGCCCATACTTTCATAAACTTAGGATTATTAAATATATTTATTTTGTTTATATCAATCTTCGTCAATATAATCCATCTCCATTTCTAATCTTTCTATGCAATTATTACAATATTTAACTAATGTAAAGTCTGTCATGTAAGCTATGCCACATAATTCGCATATAAGATTTAATGTTTTATTTATTTCTTTTCTAAATTCTCTATTGATGTCAGACCAGGTCATCTACATGACCCCAATTCTTTTCACATGACCAACAGAATGCTACGTCAGTTACGCTGCATACTGCTAGTTCTAAGCCACAACATTTCATTGTCAAATCCTTTCCAGCAGTGTTTACTACTGTTCCAATGATGCCAACCGTCATTGTAAACTAACCAAGAAGCCACTGCTGTAGATACTTCTTTATTAGTTCTACTACTAACTATACCAAGTTTAGGTTTTAACCAAGCCCATGTATCATCATTGAATTGCCAGAGTCCAACATCTGCAGTACCGTTTGTGTTTACCCCTACTGCTTTAGCTATTCCTGAGCTTTCGCAGTAAATTACATTTAGTGCCTGCAAGATGTCGTCCTCTTTAAAATACCTGGATACTAAGTCGCCATGATGAACAACATATTCTACTTTTACTTTAGTTTCATAGCATTCTTTATATACAGGTAAGTCGCTAGGTGTAAGTAGAATCGGAAACAAACACCCAACAATTACTTCTATCATTAGCTAATGGTAGCAGCTTTCTTTGTAGGTAACTTAGTACAGTAGTAGTGTACTAACCCACGTTTTTTACTAGGTAAAGTAGTAATTTCATAACCTTCCTGCCTAAGATTATGTATTATCCCACCAAACCTGTGGCAATGTAAGTCTGCCACAAACTCCCAATTGCTAATTGGTTCATCACCCATAAACTCAGTTAATACCCAAGCTATAAGTTGTGTTTTTGATTTAATATACGCAGGTACTTTAGTACCTCTAAAGTATTCTGGTATCATTTGATATCCCATTCTGCAGGAATATCTGAGTTATCAAGCCACCATGACTTACGCCATTTGCCTGTGTGTCCACCACATACTGCAGGGTCATTAGTACTGCATGTAAAGTCTGGACTTTTATCTGACTTTTTGCTGTTACGATTATCGTATACCATCTGTCCACAGTAAGGACATTTCAAGTCATCTCTGTATTTATTTTGTTGTTCCATATTGTTTACAATATCTCCAATCAATCCGCCTGGTTGTTGTAAACCTGACGTTTTATCTTCTGACTCTATACCTACAGCTGCTAACTTATCTTGTATAGACAAGCTATCAAACTCATCTTGAGTATATTCGACTGGCATATCAACAAGTCTTTCAATCATGTCAAAATACTTTGTCAATTGTTCATCTGACCAAGTTGTTTTATCTGTAGGAAACTTCATAGTACTAGCGTATTGATTAGCAGTACCTATGATTTTGTTTAGAGTTTCTTTATTTTGTACTGATGCAGTCATAGACTGTATAGTTTGCACTATAAATTCTAAGTCTTGCATTAGAAAGGTGGTTCGTCTGATGTTGTAGGTGTATCATCTACCTTTACGTCTTGTGCTATGATACTATCCATAATGTCATTCATGCGTTGAATATCTTCCTTAGTAGGTTTGTTTTCTTTCTTACGCATATCGACCTTAGTAACTTCTACCATAGCGTCTTTTTCGGCCATCTCTTGAGTGTAACCATCAGGTGCTACTGCTGTAGCTTCTTCTTCTGATTGTTTACTGCCTGACCATAGCTCTACACCAAGGCCAAATCTCATGCATGCACGTTTAAATGCATCTGACTCAGCGTCTTTGAGGTTTGTCCCATCGTTGAACTTAGCATTGCCTAGCTTGAAAGT